ACCACATGCCGTCCTCGATGGGAAACTTGCACTGATCCTCGCGCAGATCGATCAACGACTTCACCGTCTTGTATTCGCGTGGCGGCTCGTGAACTTCGGGAGCTGCCGGCGTCAGCGGCACGATGGGCGTGGTCAGGAGGCGTGACGCGGACGCGCCCGGCGAACGGCGCACGGTCGGGTAGTTGTAGCGGCGCGGCGGCTTGCGTTGCGGCAGGCGCAGACGATGAGCGCGACCGATCACCTGCCCCTTGGTGAGGCGCATGGCGGTCGCCATCTGCATGGTGGAGTATTTCTCGTTCGACCAGAGCGCGATCAGTTCGGTGTCGCGCTCCGGCGTCCACACCGACGTACCACGAGGAGAAGCGGCCCGACGCGAAACCTCGCGAGCCGCTTCGTCCCCCGTGGGGGGAGTGCTACCTTCGGACATGCTGCGTCCCCGTGCAGTGCTTACTGGCGGAAGAAGTCCGGCCTGAGTTGCTCCTTCGGAGCGCCCAGGATTTTCTCCAATTGGTGGCAACGCTCCAGCGGAGCCTCCTGCCACTTGTAGACGGACTGCCGCGAGATCTTGAGGGTCTTGGCAAGCTTGCCGTAGCCCCCGTATTCGCGGATCTTCTCATCCAGATACTGCTTGTTCTTCTCTCGACTTTTCTTCATGGCTCTTCCTATCATGTCGCACCGGGGTTGGTCAATCCAGCGGTGTCAGCGGTTGTACTCCGCGAACTTCTTCCGCAACTGCCTCGAACTGTCGTTCAGGTACTTGAGGATCGCCTTGTCGCGGGCCTCCTCCGTGCTGCAAGTCCGGTGGAACGTGGCCGAGCCGTAGGGGTGACCGTTGCGCGTATTGTGCGCGATGACGATCCACTTGTGACCCGGCGTGCCGCGCCAGCAGTAGCCCTCGTAGTTGGCGGGCAACTCCTCGTGGTCCTGCTCGTAGGTGTGGACGCGAGCGCCGACCTTGCGGCCAAGACGGTCGATGAAACCGTAGTCGGGCCGCTCAGTCTTTTCGTTCAGCCGCACATCGTGCGCCTTGATCTTCGCGCTGAATGGGTTCTTCATTTCATCTCCTTCCAGATTGATGTCAGGTCGGCGTCCTTCAGTGCCACCGCGAATTGTCCGGTGGTGCTGACGAAGACGGCGACACGTTTCATGCCGTTGAACCGCGCCGCGAAGGCAACGTCCTTGGCGAGACGCAGTGAGTTGCACACGAGGATCTTGTTGCTGGCGATGAGCCGCAGCATCTTCAGCGTGCGCGTGTCGATCAGCTTGTCGAGGTTCCTCCCCATCACTTCACCTCAGAGATCGACCAGCCATCCGACAGCCAGATCTTGCCGTCTAGATTGGGAAGACCGCCGATGTCGTCGGCAACCTCGTCGTCGTTGCACCACCCAGATGCGCGGGTGTCAGCCACGACCTTGTCGCGTGTCTCCGGCGTGACGCACACATTGAGGAAACCGTTCCAGTAGGTGTCGTCGGTCCAGCCATCGTAGGTCGGACCATCATCGAACGACCACTTGCATGGACGCAGCGAACGCTGAACGAGGACCGGGTTCGAGGCATCGTACTCGTAGTCGGTGCCGCAGTGGTTGGACGGATCGTCGTCCTCCCAGCAACTGTCGTTATTGGAGGAGGGAGCCAGCTCCAAGGCTTTGGCTTTCGCCGCTTCCGGCGTGGCCGCCTCGACGGTGAGGAAGTCGGTTTCGGTGACGGTGTGCGTGCGCCAAACCTGCACATTGAACTTAGGCATCGGTGTCTCTCCTGTTGGTGTCTCGTGTCTGTCCAACCTATGTAAGCCTGGCGCACACACCTGTCAACCCCCCTATTACAAGAGGGCCAAAAACCCCGCTTTTTATAGGCCTAAAATAACCTGTAGCAGCAGGGTTGACATATCGGATTTCGTCATGATATAAGGGTGACAGTTAACCCGAAGGAGACAAGACATGTCAGCCAATTCCATGCCCTGCAACGAGGCTCTTGAGATCGTCAGCGACTACGCCTCACGCTGGGGCGAGAACTTCGAAGAGCAGTACCGTGAGCGCGTCACTGCCGAGATGACCGACGAGCAGGTCAAGGAAATGATGACCGACCACGGCTCGCAGAAGGTTGACCAGTGGGAGTTGGACGAGGCGATTGGCCTCCGCAATCTGTGGCGTGCGCTCGAAACCATTCGCATGATCTGCGAGCAAAAAGGTTGCGAGCATTTCGATCCCGCAGTGAAAGAGGACGGTCACCTGACCACCCTGATGGACGTTGTGATTTTCGGCTAACGCGGCGAGACACCGCAAAGGAGACAAGACAATGGATGCGACCCTGAACGATCTCATCAATCTGAAACCCGGCGACATGGTGAAGTTCACCGAGCCGTTCGACATCTATCCCTACTGCATCATCGATGGCGGCACGGTCGCCACCGTCGTGGTCGGCGGCGACGGCGAGAACAGCATCTGGGTTCTGCCACACGGTCACCGCATCGAGGAACTGAAGGAGTGGGATGGCCAAGTCCACATCATGTTCGACACCGTCGAGTATGCCATCGAGAATGGCCACGACACCACGGGGTTCGAGATCATCCCGTCAACCGCCACCCTGTGCGACGAGTACAAGGCGTGGTGCGCCACCAACAATCTCACGCCGATGAGCGCGGACGAACTCGCGGTCGAGGACTTCGTCAACGAGGAGCAGCGCAACTGGCTGCTGCGCTTCATCGAGCGTTGGGACGTTTCGCAAGAGGCCGAGGACGGCAGAGGTTTCGGCAGCATGTTCCCCGACACCAAGATGAGCGACGAGGATGCCATGCACATCGAGTTGGTCGCGTCCGAGGCGATCCGCCTCAACGACCTGCACGGTGATCAGGGCAGCGAGGACGCCATCGAGGCGTCGAACAACTTCTTCGAAGAGTTCAGGAAGGCTGGGTTCGACACCTCCAAGTACGAGACGGAGAAGTCCAGCCAGAACGACATGATCATCGACGCGCTGAAGCGCATGCGCGAGTGGAGGGCGTAATGGCGACCTACGCAAACGGCAAGTGCGTGGTGTTCCACGCCGAGGATTGGACGCCAGCGCAACTCGCTGCGGCCAAGGCCAAGACCGAGGCCTATTTCAACAGCGGTGCCGATTGGGCCGCCGCGATCAATTCGAAGCGCGAGCCGATGGTGACCGATCCCTACGGGACCGAGAGCAGCGGCACCTACGGAAGGAACAGCAAGTCATGACACCGACAATCGTCTGGGTTCACAGCGAAGAGTATCGCCAACTTGTGTTTTCAGGTCGGCGGTTGATCCGCATTCACGACGGGTTCGCGTGGTTCGCATGACCCACGCACCCAAGGTCTGCACCCACCATGTCTTCCCGCCGATCCCTGATCGGCAGTTCGATTGGTGCGCGTATTTCGACGGCGAGGAGGAGGGCCTGCAAGGCTGGGGTCCGACCGAGGCTGAGGCGCTTGAGGATCTGAAGCGCGTCTGTCAGGAGGCGCAGGAATACCAAGAGGACATGGCCGAGAAGGCACGCGAACACGAGCGCGAACTCGCAGAGAGGAGAGGTTACTGATGTTACTGAAACCAAGCAAAGGCAGCACGCTGTCCGTTCTCATCGAGCGGGTCGAGGCGGCATACGACAAGACCAAGGACCCGAACGACACGCTGCTGTGGGAAGTCCGCAGCACGCTGCTGCGGCTCTACACCCAGAACAAGCACCTGCGGAACCGTGTCGAACTGTTCGAGCGGCAGACGGGGCAAGCGCGATGACCCAGACCGAGATGCTGAAACTCGCAGCACAAATGCAAACGGACGCCGAGGTGAACCCGACGCGGCACAGCGATCTGCTGAAGCAGGGTGCTGCGGTCATCGTTGAACTGGTGATCAAGGTCCGCGTCTACGAAGAGATCGACAAGCAAAGGAAACTGTCATGACCATCCCCGATTTCCTCGACCGCAGGAAGAACGGCATCGTCACGCCTCCGGTCACCGCGCACCGCGAGCGCAAGTTCAAGATGCGTGCGCGTCTCACCGTCGAGGAGCGCATCGCGCAGGCACGCACCGAAGCGGAGAAGGAGGCGATCCGCGACCGCGAGGCCGAGCGCAAGGCCGCGCTCAAACTCGTCATCAAGCACGGCACGCCGATCCATCTCAACCAGCGGCTCGACAACTGTCCGCTAAATCCTGGCCGACACGAGGTGGAGCTGGTGAAGCTTGGCCGCAAGTGGGTTCGGTTCCGGTGCGACGGCAAGAGCAAGTGCGTGCGCGTGCGCCGCATCATCTGGGACGCGATCACCAAGGCCGCACAATGAGGATCATCAGCTTGAAGCGGTGGTGGGTCTACACCTACGATCCGGTGCAGCAGCGTCACACCGAGGTGGGCAGGGTGATGGCGCGGCACGCGCCCGATGCCCTGCTCCGCGCCTTCAAGAAATGGCCGGAGCAACTCGACCACAAGCAGGTGCAAGCTGGCTTGATGGTCAGACGGGAACGCATCTGAGTGACCAAGGGGGCGTACTACAATGAACTCGATCCCTACGCGGCGGAGTGGTGCAGGCGGCTCATCGCCGGCGGTCACCTCCCCGCCGGAGACGTTGACGACCGAGACATCCGAGACGTTGATGGCGATGATCTCGCAGGATATCAGCAGGCACATTTCTTCGCGGGCATCGGAGGATGGCCGCTCGCCATGCGCCTCGCCGGATGGCCCGACGCTCGACCTGTTTGGACAGGAAGTTGTCCCTGCCAACCCTTCAGTGCCGCCGGGAAAGGTGAGAGTGCCGATGACCCGCGTCATCTGTGGCCTGCGTGGGCATCTCTTATCCGACAGTGCCGCCCTCCAATTATCTTTGGAGAGCAGGTTGAGGCGGCGATTGGATGGGGCTGGCTCGACGTTGTTCTCCACGATCTGGAGGCGGAAGGCTACGCCTGCGGGGCGACCGTACTTCCAGCTTGCAGCGTTGGTGCGCCGCACATCCGCAATCGGATTTGGTTCGTGGCCGACGCCGATGGCTGGAACACCAGCGCAGAACGGCAACAACGAAGCGGGGAACAACGATGCGAGCCGACTGACGGTGGGTCTGGCGCCGTGGCCGACGCCGCAGGTGGACAGCTTCCGGTCGAGGAGCGGGGATCGCAAGGACGAGATGGGTCTGGATCAACTCGCGAGATCGACAGCAGCGGCATGGCCGACGCCGACCGAGGGCGACCACAAGGCGAGCGGCAGCAGGAATACTCCGAACAGCAAAGCACACTCTGGGATCTCGTTGACCGACGCAGCCCTGGCGCTCGCGAGTTGGTCGACCCCGAACGGCGACGATGCGAACAACGTGACGAGGAAGAGCGGAAGTTTTCAGAGCCTAGCGCGGCAGTCGCAGACGGCGTGGGCGACACCGAGCGCACGCGACTACAAGGGAGCGAACAGCGAGATCCATGTGAGGGAAGTCGGCACGGGACGGAAGCACATGGATCAGTTGGCGAACCAAGTCGTGCATTCTGGTCCGATCTCGTCTGGCTCCCATGCACCGACGGCAAACAAAGGCCAACTCAACCCGGCATTCAGCCTCTGGCTCATGGGCTACGGAACCGAGTGGCTCAACTCCGCGCCGCAGGCAATGCGATTGTCCCGCCGCTCGCGGCAGAGTTCATCAAAGCAGTAATGGAATGCAAACCGTGAAAGGAGCAAGGGAATGCGACGGACTAAACTGAAGAGCCTGATCGGCAAGACCATCACCGTGATCATGCTGGACCCGAAGCGGCTCGAGGTCGAGATCGAGGACGCCGCAGGCAACGTCATCATCAGCTTCAGCCCTGATCGCGTCTTCGATGCGTTCGGAAATTATTTCGATCTGGAAGGACTGCCGGAAAGGGACGGCGCATGACCGATCCGTTCGCCAAGTTCCAGATCGATCACCTTTCGCCCAGCTCCCTCAATTGCTATCTCAATGAGCCCGCGATGTGGGTGCTGCGGTACCTCTACAAGTTCAATGACCGCGCCGGGCCGAACGCGTGGCGCGGCAATGCGGTGGAGGCTGGCGTAAATGTCTGGCTGAAGAACGTCACCGCGAAACGAAACATCGACAAGTCGATTGCAGCTGCTCTCGACCGCTTCGAACGGGACGCGCAAGGCGAGATCTCCGACAAGATCGAGAAGGAACTGAAGGCGATCCCGCGCATCGTGCAGAAGGCCATCGAGGCACTGCACGACCGACCGATACCCGACGCCACTCAAGCCCCCATCGAGATCTGGTTCGACGGCATCGAGGTCCCGGTCACGGGTTTCATCGACTACGTCTGGCCGAAGGAATGCATCGATCTCAAGTCAACGCTGTCGATGCCGTCGGAACCGAAGGAGGCGCACTGCCGCCAGGTTTCGGTCTACAGCAAGGCCAAGGGACGCCCGTGCCACCTGCTGTACGCAACCCCTACAAAGTACGACTTTAAACAGTGCGTTGACATTGACAAACACCTTAACTATGCTCATCGGCAAGCACGATCCATCCGCAATTTGCTCTGGGTTTGCTCCTGCAAGGAGCAGGTAGCCGAGTTCTTCCTGCCAGACTTTGACAATTACGTCTGGGACCGTGACGAGACAAAAGAAGCCGCTGCACAAATCTGGAGATAGCACCAATGCCCCGACTGCCCGCACCATCATCGAACTTTACTCCGCCGCCGGCGGGAACCTACGCTGCGGTCTGCTACCGCATTCTTGACCTTGGCACACAACAGTCCTCCTACATGGGCAAGCCGCGCACCGCACATAAGATCCTCGTGTCGTGGGAGATCAAGGACGAGGAAGCCGTCATGGAAGACGGTCGCCCGATGTCGATCCACCAGAACTACACATGGAGCATGAATGAGAAGGCTAACCTCCGCAAAGATCTGGAAAGTTGGCGCGGCAAGGCGTTCACTGAAGCGGACTTTGGTGAGAATGGGTTCGAGCTGTCCGACTTGCTTGGCGTCCCGTGCTTCATGGGTGTCGTTCATAAGGATGTCGATGGCACGACCTACGCCAACATCTCCGCGATCTCCAAACTGCCCAAGGGCATGACCGTCGCGCCGCTCGTCAACAAGAAGCAGATCATCTGGCTCGATGAGACGTTCGACTTGGCAGCGTTCGAGGAACTGTCCGATGGCCTGAAGAACAAGATCAAGGCGAGCCCTGAGTATCAGGAGATCGTTGAGGGCAAGGCACCGCCGCCGGAGGGCCGCGCCCGCGCCTCTGCGCTCGATGATGAGATCCCGTTCTAGCCATGAAGATCGAACTCGACATCCACGAAGGCAAGCTGATCATCGAACTTGTCGATAACGCCCTCGTTGGCGACAAGGTCATGGCTCGCGGCGAGATCGAGATCGAGGCCATCTTCGATGAGATGGCACGCATCCACGAGGAGCGCCGTGTCGAGGCTGCACGCGAGGTGACGCGGGCGAACTACAGGCCACGAAACAAATGATTGTCGAACGCTACATCTCAAATGAGTTCAGCCGCCAGCAGGCGATGACCTACATCGCGCAGCAGAAGCTGCCGTTCTCGGTG